GCATAAGTAGAAACACTAATACGTGTAATTGTGAGGTCAGCCTGCGTGGAGGATGAGTTCTGGCCTGTACGGATAACCTGCTCTAACAGATCAATGGTGTCTGTAGGTAGGGCATAGGTAGCCAGACCCGGAGTCAGGTTGATGAACCCCTGCTCCATCGTCCACATGTTAATACCACGGTTCTGCCACTCTATGGTCATNAGGTTCATTGATCTGCGTGCTGTACGCAAGTCATAACCTGAACGCATCTCCCGACCCGCACGCTCCCATGCTTCCTCGGCAATCTCCGTGAAATCCATATTGAAAAGCGTTGATCCGGTAGTGGTCATCTAAATCCTGCCGTTTTCTTTGCTATTGCTTTGGGTTGGGCTACAAACTGTTTGCCAGCGGCTTTACCAGCACGCTTGGCCTTGGTTGTGGCCGCATATTCTTGTGGTGACAATGATTTAATTGCCTTCTCTGGCAAATATCTCTCACCTGTTTTACTTGACGGCTTTCCGCTCTTGGTGCGCCATTTCTGGTCGCCCCATTCTTTGAGGGATTGCTGTGGTGCTTTCAATCTCTATACCCCCCACCTGCCGCCTTGTATTTTTTAGCGACAAGCTGTGCTTTCCGTGCTGACCACTGACCTGCGCCAGTACCATGCGTTGCTGCGGCTTTTACTTGGGACACAATCCTCTTGCGAAGACTGGGCTTTGTGTAATTACCAGCCGCATTCACTTTACCGCCTTCGGCGTATTGCGTGAAGTCAGTATCATCCCGACGAGCTTTACGCTTGCCTTTGGGCATNTTACTGGGGGAGATNGCTCCCATTCCACGGCTGGCTAACATATCAGCACATCCCACCATTTTTCATGGTAATCATAGTGCCTTTAGTTTTNCCTTTTGTNGCGCAACCATCNGCACGGCTAGACGCAGAAGAAACTTTNCCGCCTTTAGCCATTTCGCGAGGAGAAGGAGGCATACGCTTTTCTTTGGTAAAAATGTTNGCGTTNGCTTTNTCGCTATCGTCCGTAGATTCTGACGGCATTGCAGCTTTACGACGACCTTCGTTACCGGGGTTTTTATACCCNTGTCTAACTTTTTCGTCTAACTCTTCTTTAGATTTTTTATCAGCCTCATCTTTTTTGCCTTTGGCATATAGACCGCCCATGATAGGCGCTGCTGCTAATAATCGTGATCCCATGGTAAACATAATGAACTCCTTTAGCAGATCTTGCAACGTGTCTTGCCTTTGGTGGCAATACCGTCAGCACGTCTAGACGCAGATGAAACCATTCCACCAGAGGCGTAATTTTTAGTCTTGCCACCACGTTTAAAGCCAATTGCGCCGCCTGTCGTGTCAGACTCATCTAATGGCTTCTTAGGCTTTTTGACAAAGTCAGACTTCATCAACTTTTCGCGGGCTTCGTTGGCTTTTGCATCTTCTCTAGCTTTACCAGTCAAACTGCGATATGACGTGGACTTAGGCACTACGTCTGTGACATCGGCTGACTTGCTGGCTTTGCGTGGGCCTTCCAAAAGCTTCTTGGGAGCACTTGTGCCAAGTTCTTTGAGGTATGGAGCAACTTTGCCTGCGGCCTCTCTGCCACCCTTCATCATTTTGCCTAACTTGTACAAGCCAGCCAAACCTACTCCACCCGCACCAGTGGCAAGCATTGCATTCTCAATGTTGCGGCTCATTTCAGAAGAATCAATCTTCTCGCCTTGAGGGGCTTTAGCAGACTGACCGGGGATCTGTGATGCAGCCGAGGCGGCTGGTTTAGAAGCGCCAGCATCGCTACGCATACCACGCATTGGGCCTGCGTATTGTGGTGAACTTGCGTCGCTTCTCATGCCGCGCATCGGGCCAGAATTGCTCAATGACGGCACAGGCATGGCCGGAGCAGTAGGCTTAGAGGCAGCCGGTTTAGCTGGAGCGGTAACAATTGGCTTTGTGCGAGGGCCAGAATAATCTTCAGCCACACTAGCATCGCCAGATGGCTGGCGTTTGCCTTGCTCTAAACCAGCGGCAAAGATTGGATTAGGTTGAGCTGGAGGACGGGCGACAGGCATAGGCCTATCTTCTTCCGCAGCAGCGGCACGGCCACGACCAGCGCCAAAGCGGTTGTACGCCTCTGAGCCGGGTTGATCAATGTTGCCTGCGCGGATACGTTCAAAGAAGCCAACAGGAGCTTCTTTGTTTGACATCTCTAAGCCACGTTTTTTAGCAGCGGCTTCCATGGGATCCATTTCACCCATAACTTCACCGCCACCTTCGTAGCGTTTAAACTTCTTCATTGGTTTTTTAGTAGCCATAATTTACTCCTTAGCAGGCTTTGCCGCCCATGTTCATCTTAACCATCGTTGCTTTGGTTTTGCCTTTTGTAGCAATCCCGTTAGCTGATTTGCGGAATGCGCCGCCAGCAGCCAACTTAGTCATAGGCTGACCTTTGTGCAAACGGCCTTCGTGTTTATTCACAGCCTTCTGCATCATCTTTTTGTCCATCTTGACATCTTCATGAGCCATGCCGCCTTTTTTCATTTTGCCAACGCCATCAGCAGCAAAGTCAGGAACCATTTTCCCGCCCTTGTTGACCATGTTTAAACCGCCTGATGCGTATCCACCCATGCTCATCTTTTTCATATCACCACCTTTAGAAAATTTACGACCTTTGTCAGCCGCTGAAAAATCTTTTCCCACAGAGGTGGGAACGCCTGCTTTCTTAGCAAAAGATGGGTTATTGGCCACCGCTGCCATGAAATTGTGTTGAGCTTTACTCTTACTTGGCATTATCGCCCCGCTTGAATAAGCTGGTCAATCTTTGCTTCAAGCTTGTTAAAGCGTTGGTCAATGTGGTTTGTAATGCGATCCACTTCTGCTTGAGTAACGTTATCACGGGCAACCTCCTCGCGTGTTTTGTTTAAGAGAATGCTTATACGAGCAAGCTCCCTAAACTTTTCATTCATCATGTAGCCTAACAATCCAATCACCAAAGACAGGATGGCAGACCAAGCGGTGTTTAGATCTAGCAATTCCAAGCCCTCAATGCTTTATTGATCCGTGAGTTCGGGTCGTTTGCTGTCTTGGCGGAGGTTAGCTTCTTCTTCATGCCACTCATCCTTGCACAGAAAGAGTCGCGCCGTGAGCCGCCTTCCGGCTGGGGAGGTTTCAAGTTCATACCTTGCGCTTTCGCGGTAGTTTTCTGACCAGCCGTTCCCGTAGCTGTTGTCGCGTTGTACGGGTAGATAGCAAGACTGTATGTCGAGAGAAAATCTTCTGGACAGGCAAGGTACTTATTGCCTGTTGACAATACACCCGTGACATTCTTACGCAAGTTGGCAATCTGCACCGTGTTATAGATGCGTTGCTCCGCCTGCTTGATCATTACATTGATCGTAGTCGTGTCAAACGTGTTCTGCGTGTAATCCGTTACCGCAGCTACAAGTTGGGCGTATGTCAGTGCCATCGTTTAAACCTTATGCCATCGGGCCGCGAGACATTACGCCTTTAGTCGCCGCACCTGCTCCACGCATTTTAATGCCAGATGTTTTAGCTGCTGGCTGTGCGCGACGATTAACGTTGCCTACAGACATGTTGACTGTGTTTGCATCACTATGGTCAGGGCCAGAGCCGGGATTGTCAGTAGCTTTAACCACTTTACCAGTCATGGTGTGGGGTGTAGCATAGACCTTGGCATCGCCAACTTCTTTACCCATCATCTTTTTGCTAAATGTAGCCATGATTAACCTCGTTTCTGATTGGCAATCTTTGCCAAGTTACGACCCATAGTCTTCATATCGGCATTGGTTTTACCCTTACCTTTACCTTTTCCGCCCATCATTTCTTTCTGAGAAGGGCCGCTAGTAGGGAAGACTTGAACATCAGTCTTACCTTTTTTTACAATGCCATCGGCTGATTTTGTATATGCCATGTTTAAACTCCTTAAGATATCGTTACTGTACCAACAAATGTCGTTGCCACCAAGTAGTTTGGTGTTAATCCTGCATCATTTAAACTCGCCCCGCCAACCGGTTGCCAGCCCCACTGAATGTCCCTTGAACCACCAGATAGATTGCCATTAGCATTCACACCAGAGGTTACATACGTTGTGTCCTTGCGTGGATTACGCAAAGCCTGCGGATCATCTACAGGAAACGTACCTAACATCAACTGCGGCTGATCCGGATCCCAGCACTCGGGACAAACCAACAACTCATATTTACGCTGCTTAATAATTTCAGTCTTAAGCTTTTTGAGTTTGTACTGCTGTCCACAACGATCACATTCAGCAATCGCTATCTTGCCGGATGCAAACCGATTACCCATTACGTACTGCTTCCAATGTAATTAGGACGAGGAACAAACCTTACCGCAGCTTTCTCACGGTCTTCACCGGCTGCAATTTCAAAGGTTTCATCGTAAATCTGTTTGAGCATCTGAATGCGAGGCATTAAGTCAGGTGTCTTAATGGCGATGTGATAAGCCAGACCTGCCACCAAGCATGGCAGGAAGCGGAAGTTCATATCAGATGTCTCCACACCAGCACCCGCATCCTGCACTCGCCTTAAGCGCCAGTACACGAATTGGTAAGGGGTGCTGTTATCAGGTGTAGGCCACACAGTAACCGCAGGAAGCTGCGGGACAAAGACTGCTGTGCCATCTGCCTGAGCAGCGGCTGTAGTGTTGTTCTGACCACGGTATACACCACCAAGGGTATTCCCTGATATGTAAGTGTAGTAGATGTCTTCTGTGTTTAAACGGATAAAACCTGCTCCAGCTAACCCAACCACCGAGTTAAGCGTGATCGTTGTTGCCGTGGAGGTGATGGCTCCATCCAAGACCGCAGTCGTTGGATTAGTCTGCCCAGAAAGACGTTGAATCCATACTTGGATTGGTCTTGCTTGGCTGAGTTTGTTTGGAATTGTTGCATACGTAGAAACACTAATACGTGTGATGGTTAGATCAGCCTGCGTAGAGGATGTGTTCTGCCCTGTGCGGATGACATGCTCAAGCAAGTCAATGGTATCTGTCGGCAGAGCATACGTAGCCAGACCGGGAGTCAGGTTAATGATACCCTGCTCCATAGTCCACATGTTGATGCCTTTGTTCTGCCACTCAATGGTCATTAGGTTCATTGACCTACGTGCTGTACGCAAGTCATAACCTGAACGCATTTCTCGCCCAGCCCTCTCCCACGCTTCCTCGGCAATCTCCGTGAAGTCCATATTGAAGAGCGTTGAGCCGGTAGTGGTCATCTAAATCCTGCCGTTTTCTTTGCTATTGTTTTAGGTTGGGCTACAAACTGTTTGCCCGCCGCTTTACCTGCGCGTTTGGCTTTGGTTGTAGCTGCGTACTCAGATGATGATAAAGACTTGATAGCTGCTTCGGGCAAATACCGCTCCCCCGTCTTGCTTGACGGCTTGCCAGACTTAGTGCGCCATTTCTGGTCGCCCCAATCTTTAAGCGATTTCTGAGGGGCTTTCAATCTCTATACCCTCCACCAGCTTCTTTGTACTTCTTGGCAACAAGTTGTGCTTTACGGGCTGACCATTGACCAGCGCCAGTACCGTGGGTAGCTGCGGCTTTTACTTGAGACACAATTCGCTTACGCAAATCTGGCTTGGTGTAGTTACCAGCAGCATTAACTTTACCGCCTTCAGCATACTGCGTGAAGTCAGTGTCGTCACGGCGAGCTTTACGCTTACCGCCGGGCATTTTACTGGGAGATATTGCCCCCATTCCACGGCTTGCCATCATTTTGGATTACCTTTGGTTTTTTTGGCTAGAAACAATTTATCAACCATTTCTATCCGCTGAGGTTTAGTTGTAACCTTGTTAATAATACCAAGCCGTTTAGGCTTACTCGCGCCGTAAAACCCAGCCTTTTTTAAAGACTTAACTACTTTAGCAGCAGGTTTTACGGTTGCCATGTCAGCACTTTCCGCCGTAATTCATCTTAACCATTGTGCCTTTGGTCTTGCCTTTAGTGGCGCAACCATCTGCACGGCTAGAAGCTGAATTAACAGAGCCACCGCTCTTCATGCCTTTAGCACGATTTTTTAATAGTGCTTCTTCTTCAGGACGACGACCACTTCTAATATTTTTAGGGTCAATAAGTCCTTCGTCGTCAAAACGAGGGCCACTTCTAATGTTAGAGGGGTCAATTAGTTTAGGAGTAGGATTTTTTTCTTTACGGCGTGTCAAACCTTGTTTAGCATTCAAGTAATCACGCAAGTTGTCATAGCCTGATTTGGCTAATTCTTCCTTGGTAACAATTGCAGGTTTTTTAGACTTTGGTGATGGCATAGCCGCAGGAGGTGCTCCGCTATTATCATCTGGAGGCATTGTGCTTGAGCCGGGTTCACTCATTTCAAAGTCATTAATATTTAACTTCATAATATTCCCCTTAGCAGGCTCTGCCGCCCTTTTTCATGGCAATCATTGTGCCCTTGGTTTTACCCTTGGACGCAACACCATCTCGACCAGAAGAAGTCTTAACTGAACCCATCTTAGATGGAGCCATGCCACCACCAGCAAGCTTGGTCATGGTTGCACCTTTGTGCAAACGGCCTTCGTGTTTATTCACAGCCTTCTGCATCATGGACTTGTCCATTTTTACATCTTTGTGGGCCATACCGCCCTTAGCCATTTTGCCTTTGCCGTCAGCAGCAAAGTCAGGAACCATCTTGCCGCCTTTATTGACCATAGTCATACCGCCGTCAGCATATCCGCCCATGTTCATTTTTTTCATATCGCCACCTTTAGAAAATTTACGGCCCTTATCAGCCTGATTAAAGTCTTTACCCACAGACTGTGGGACTCCCGCTTTCTTGGCAAACGCAGGGTTATGCGCTACTGCCGCCATGAAATTGTGTTGTTTCTTACTTGTGCTTGGCATTATCGTCTACCTCTGCGGATTTGACCACCTTTAGCCATTGCATGACTACTGTAATCAAAGTAGCCACCGCCACCACCGCCGCCACCAAACCCACCAAAATCATTACCAAAATACATTTCTAGGTCTCTGCCGCCACCGCCACTAAATAGATCGCTGTAATCCATAGTCCCGCTCAAATCTATTGAGTTGTCGGAATCTTCAAGGCCCGGTTCTGTAGCGGGTGCGGAATCTTCAAGGCCCGGTTGAAAATCGCTAAGACTGTTCATAAAATCATACTCATCATTTAAACGAGCTTGACTGTATTCTTCCTGTGGGCCAACTTCTGGAATTACGTCAATTTCTAACTCACGTAAAAAGTCATCAAATTTTGCAGAGTCACCTCTTGATATTGGGTTAGGTGATTCTTGTTGTGTGTAAGTTTGCGTTTCAGGATCAAAAGCTGTGTATACCCCAGCAGGTTGCAAATCTGCCTCACTTGGCTTAGGTGTGGCGCGTATCAAATTACCAATAGAATCCGGCAAAACATTACCAGCGGCATCGCGCATTATTTGTTTAAAGTAATCTTCGTTAACTTTTGCATCAGTTTGCAATTGTTTAACGTCTTGTCCGTATCCCATTAAATTGGATAATTTATTAATGCCTTGTTCTGCCAAATAAAACTGAGGGTTAATTAAAAATCTGGCTAATTCCATTTGTTGAGGCGTAAGAATCTTGCCTGCCGTGTCTTTGGCAAACGATTGAGCAACGCCTTTTAACAATGAATCAATGCCAGCCATTTTTAATCAGCCTTTTTGAATAAGCTGGTCAATCTTTGCTTCAAGCTTGTTAAAGCGTTGGTCAATGTGATTTGTAATTCTGTCAATTTCTGCTTGAGTAACGTTATCACGGGCAACCTCCTCGCGTGTTTTGTTCAACAGGATCGTGACACGAGCCAGTTCCCTGAACTTTTCATTCATCATGTAGCCTAACAGTCCAATCACCAAGGACAGGACAGCAGACCAAGCGGTGTTTAGATCTAACAATTCCAAGCCCTCAATGCTTTATTGATCCGTGAATTTGGATCGTTTGCTGTCTTGGCACTTGTCAGCTTCTTCTTCATGCCACTCATCCTTGCACAGAAAGAGTCGCGCCGTGAGCCGCCTTCCGGCTGGGGAGGTTTCAAGTTCATACCTTGCGCTTTCGCGGAGGCCCGACCCTTGGCGTTTAAACCACCCTTCTCGGATTTGCCCTCTTTCCTCTGCCATGCTGGTGACTTAGCCATAGTAAATGTTCGCAGAAAGTAAGTTACTCATGCTCAAATAGATACCATTTCTTGCCAAAATACCCTCTCCGGGAATTAAAGCAAAATTACCAAACAAGTCAGACGCACCAGTATCGTAACTAGCAAGCCACAAAGATGCGTATGCTGCCGCAGTACCACCAGCTATAGTTCCAGAGTTAATGTCTGTAACTGTAAAAGTGTCTGCGCCTGTGCGTGTAATTGTGTAATTACCGTTTGTGCCAGATGACCCGCTTGCTGTTGCAAACGTAAGTCCGACTACATTGCCAGTAACCAATCCGTGTGCACTCTTGGTAACGGTAATAACCGCAGCAGTTCTTGAATACGTGGCAGAAACAGGTGCTGTAGTGGTATCAAAGATGTCTAGTGTTCCAGCCGTAGCTGTACCAACCATAGAGACAGCTTTGAGCCTGTTTCGCCCCAAAACAACAAAACCTGAGTTGTTAAGGTGGCCCGATTTAACGTCTGTTTGCATCATAATCAATCTCCTTTAAAAAAGGGGCCGAAGCCCCTTGGGTTGATTAGG